CGCTTACCAAATACCGCCACCAAAGCACCCGGTGTGTAATTCAGTGATTCAACAACCTGCCGGAAACCGCCCGACTCATGGCCGACCTGAGCAATAAACATCGCCTTATCGGTTGCCGCCGTAATACCAAGTTCTTTCATTGCTGCATCGATGTGCGGAAACCAACGCGCAGCTAATCCGGCGCTAATATCAGCCGCCTTTTGAAACTGTTCGAGAATCATTAGATAGGGTTCCTGAATAACTGCATGAAGTTGCCCCGCGCCCTAAGAACCAGACCGCAGAACATGATATTAATCAGCGTTTCCGAAATATCAGCCGAGATATATGTGCCAGTGATGATCCGAATGGGGACCGACGCTGCTGCAACTATTAGGACGTAAGCCCCAATAGCGCCCAACCACTTATGCTTTGCTCCCTGACGATTAAAGAGCATTAAACGCAGGGCTATAAGGCCGCAGGCCAACGCATTAATGTGAAGCAATATAATCTGGAGTGTCATTTGCCACCCCCTTTGAAGTTCAACGTGGGATTACTAGACCTTGAGATAATAACCATTAAGATCCGTACAACCGTGGCAGAAGCCACCAGCGCACCTATAGACTTCTCAACTACAACGGAATCTGGTGTAACGGTGCTGATCATCGACGCAGCAAACCCCGCAGTTAGAACACCTAGCACAAATGAAATCCCGAAAAATACAAGACGCTTCCAGATAGGGAATTCAGTAGCGGACAATACGAAAACCACAGCACCAGCAAATGCGCCAATTACAACGCCAGCATCAACACCAGATAGCAATCCTACAAATGTGACGCCAGTTAACGCAGCCGAAGCTGTTCCAGTGCCGGTTAACGGCTCAGACATTGGGATTACTCCATTTTGATTTAAGGAATAGAGCCCAGCCGTAACCACTCTCAGCTAGAAAGTGTTTAGTGTGTGGATGGTTGTTGGCTGGACGCTACATATGAAAAAAGCCACCCGGAGGTAGCCTTTGTAAATTTATAAATGAATTCTATTGCGGAAGATGTTGCGGGGCCCCTTTCCACGTGAATGAGTTAAATACCTCTTGAAGTATTGAGGTAATTTTCGACATTGATTCTTCTGAAATGTCTACTTCACCATGATGCCCATTAGCCATAGTGTAACCAAGTTTGGTATCGAATAAATTACCTAACATCAATGCCCCCTGAGGAGCAACGACGAAACCGTTATCCACTGGTTGAAGTTTTAATGGTCTTGGTGATCTTCCAGCATCGAGCCCGCGTGCCCTGGCCTCTAAATGTTGCGCAGAATTCCTTACACCTTTCAAGTTAGGAAAATCATCACCAACTTTAGCATGTAGTTCTTTAATTATTTCTGGCGCACCATTCTCTTCTGACAGGACTTTTAAAAATTTTTCGATTGTATCCAGAGCATAGAGAAAAGATTGGGCATATAAAAAAACAAAACGACGTCGATGATTTAATGGGACAACACCATTACTCCATTTTTCTTTTCGTAAGCGAGCATCAACCTCAGCCCTAACCTTCTCATAATCTTTATAAGGCTGTACTCCTAGCTCCTGTAACACCTGAGCTTCTATAATACTCCGTCTTTGAAAGTCGTCCTGCCGCTGATTAATGAAATCATCACTGCTCTCTCTCTCGGCATTGAAAAAATTTAATGAAACGTTCGCATCATAAAATGCTGTTTCGAGATGGCCTAACAGACTTTCAAATTTCCAACATAACTCTCTATCATCATAATTAAGATAGCTACCGGGCTTTGTTAATTCAAAAATCAACATATGCTTGATCCCTAAGAGTAAGGTAAGAGAATTATATTATCTTTCCTGAGGATCTTTCCATTTATGAAGTCACAAAAAAACCCGCACTAGGCGGGTTTATATGTAATTTTGGCAACATACCAAATTAACGTTAAATATCGCTCAATTTATTCATTTTTGCAAGTATCACGTCATTAAAGTTAGGCTTGTTAGCTGATCTTGTCTCGATCGTGTCATGTAGAGAAGTATTATCAAGGCTATGGCAAACCATCAATATGCCTCGCCAGTGGATAGCATAATTAGTTGACCAATTATTCAACTCAATGCCCATTAGCTTAGCCAACTCAGTCGCGGAATAATTCTTGCCTAGAACTCCACCACAGCTGTGTGCATGTTGCTGTACTGCCAGCCATACAAGCCTCGCTATACGTGCTGTCACTTTTTTAGTGATCCGTTTACCTGCTAAGGTTTTTTTATACTCCTCCCAAACATGGGTGGTGATCTGAACTTGATAACCGTATTCAAGATTATGCGCATAACAGTAATAAACCCATGCACGCTGGTGGCCTTCCAACCCAAATACAGCTCGGCGCCAAGAGCTGAGGCAGAATGTTATTTCCTCGATCGGTGGCTTTGGCCTCTTGCCACCGCGTGTCTCTGAACATGCTACAGGGTCAGATTGCCGATACTGACCACCAACCTCAACCGCTGGCCTACGCTTGTATCGTGTTGTATTGATTAACGCAGCCCCCTGAAACGCATCAAGCTGCCCTTTTGTTCTGCTTCCATAATCCGCCAGCGCCAGATTTAAGCGCTCACGAACATATTCTAAGTTACAAGTTCTCATTACTCAGCGCTCCCCACACGTTACGCTTTGAAAATTGCGCCAACACCCAGCGCGTAATTTAAAAATTCAATCAATAGGAATCGCTGATCCCCGTGTTTTTGCTCCCACGCCGCAACGTCCTTGTGCAACTTGTCGTGGCACCGCCTGCATAGCGGCAACACAAACAAGTCATGGGTTTTAGTTCCCATCCCGCCAAGCCCGTGGTTAATCACGTGATGCGGATCGTCGGCTGGTTTACTGCAACCGCAGCACTTTTGCGTTTTTACCCATCGGGTGTACTTCTCACACTCCCAGCGTGCCAGTTTAGGTTTCAGCATAAAGCTCGCTGGTGGCGCTTCATCCCCCATAAGTTTGATAACTGGCTTCACTAGCTCGACGCTATCAGCAATGACCTGCGCCGGATTTGTTGGCCACGGGTTTATGTCGGCCTCTTTCATAACACCACCCACAAACGCTGGTGGCTCAGGCGTCTTTGTTACGCGGTAATCAATGGAGCTCGGTAGGTACTCAGTAACTTGTTTTAGCACGGCCCACCAGCATAGCTCTGGCAGGGTTAGTTGATGGCCTTCACGGAAACCAAGAGATTGGCGCACGGCGTCTACCAGCCATTCGGCACGGTTAATTTCAGCTATATCACCTAGCGCCGGATGAAATTGATCGTGGTGAAGGTTGTCGCAGCTCCAGCACAGACGAACGGCGCTGTTCTTATGCGATACCGTGTTCAAATTTCTGTTGTGATAACTGCGTTTCCACTGGCAGGTTTTGATTTCATCAACCCACGCGTTAAGCGCACCATCACCGCCAGCGGCTCTAATCACATCATAGTGAGAGAAGAACGACCGCAGCTCTTCATCATTAGCAAGATCCTGATTTGCCGCAGGCAGCTCACCGGCTGGCAGCTTCGAAAACTCTTCCGGCACAGCAGTGATCATGAGGCGCTGGCCTTTGCGGAACTTGTGCGTCAATTGGCCCGACTTAAGCAAAACTATGCCAGCGTCGGTTTGTGGGAATGCAGTGAGGATCATGCGCATGCCGTCACCTCATCGATCACCAACTCAACACGACCACCTTTAACGACTGGCCCCCACTCAGCATTAAGTTTTTTAATCTGGCTATCGTCAGCCCATACATTTGCTTTTGTTAGCGCATCAAACAGAGCCTTGAAATAGTTATCCAGATCGCGGCGCGCCTTCGTTGGTGGGAACAGCACAACGGAAACAGAAACGTTCTCAGTAATCGCCTTCGGCTTACGGCGTAGTTGCTCAATGACCATCGCGTATGTTTCAGCCTGATATTTACGCCCACGTTCGCTCACTAGATGCTTACCGATTGAAGCGCCCTTGTTCGGGGCGCGCCAGTAACCATTTACGCTCGGTGGAAATGGTAGGATTAACTTCACGCAGCTACCCCCACCAGCTTTTCAGCCATGCGACGAACCTGCGCCAGAAATGCATCGCCCCGAGTGATTAGATCATCGCGGGTTACATAACTGATTGCTGGGCCACGCCATTGGTTATCCAGAATGACCACCGCACCAGCAAAGAATGCACCGGTCGGCTTTTGCTTCTCATCAGCAGGCTTAAACCACACAGGCAGATCAAAGCCAATACGCCCACGAATGAAAGCAACATGATCGGCTTCTTCTGGCCACCACACTTCGCTGGTTGCCGCTTTAATCAAGAAGATGTAACGACCGCCCTTCTCACGCATAGCTATCGCATGATCGATAATGTGCCGCATGCCTGTGACATATTGCCCTTCATACTCTTTAGCGCGGCTGTAGGGCGGGTTTGCGTATGCCGCACCGCCCAACTCTTTCAGACGTTCTGACCAGTCCTGAGTAAGTGCGTTATCTTCAACGGTGTAGTACGCGTCACATTTAGCATTATCAGCGTCGGCAAACAGATCGAGAGTGATTGGCCCGAACATCGCGTTAATGCCCCAGAACAACGCATCTGGAGTGCGCCACTGATCGCCAACGTCTTT